AACGATCTCCTTGCAGCGCATAGCGGTACACAGGGCGGTCTCGGACTCGTAGATGCGGCGGCCATTCTGGTCTTCGATCAGCAGCAGTTCAGTAACCAGGTCTTCGGTGGTGAAGAAGGTAACATTGCCGGAACCCTTGTAGCCCTTACGAGCCTTGATGGCGCCACGGATAACGCCCTTGGCCTCGGAGTCGTTCTCGGAAGCGCTGTTGAAGTCGTTGTGGAAATCCTTGCCGTCGGTGACGGTGTACTTGATGGTGTACATGTCGTCGTCGGTCAGGATGGGCCGGATGCACTGCTCATCGATCTTGTCGTCGTCGGAAGGATCACGCTTATCGCCAAGCAGATATGCGCGAGCCAGTTCTGCATCCAGAATCTTGCGGCCTTCTGCGCGAATCCAGGGCAGAGCCTCATACTGGATGTCAACCAGATCGTCGCGATCCATAGCCATCTTGATGTAGACGGTAGTGGGCTTGGTGCTACGCTTCAGGATGGACAGCTTCAGGCCAACCTTCTTCTCGTTACCCTTGATGTAACCGTGAGCACGGGCAGTAGCCTCGTCCATCTTGGCGAACAGGGCGCGTACACGGGAGAAAGGTACGTGGTGAACACCGCGCATAACCTTTGCGACCCAGCTGTCATCGTTTTCCTTATACCATTCGGGGGGCATATGCAGGTCATGCTCGTTGGGGAACAGCTCCTGAATATCGGTGATGTTGTTCTCAGCGGCGTGAGCCAGAATGCTGTCACTCAGCTTGCCGAAGCGGGGTGCATCGGCGATAGCGTTGTTGATGATGTCGGCATGCATCAGAGTGTCGTCCTGCCGAGAGTCCTGGTCAAATACATTGTGCTTCATGTTGGTTTCCTCCTTATTGTCGTCATCATTGTCGCCGACACCGGCGTCTTCCAGAGCCTGGCCAACCATAATCTGGCAAACGGCCTTCTGCTCCTCGCTCATCTCATCATAGATCTGCTGGATGGTCTTTTCCTTACCGGTATCGGGCGCGGGGTTCTTGTTGTCTTCCACTTTAGTGTCCTCCTTATCAGATTTCTCATCGGAGTGGCGTAGCTCGATACCCTCTCCGGTGTATACATGAATTTCTTCATCGAATTCGCCGCCGTCTTCGCTATGCATCAGGCGAACGGAATCGATTCGAGCCTTGGGATTTGCTCCGGCGATAACGAGACTTACCTCGCGGATAACGCCGTGCATGACACCGCGCTTGTCGTTATGGCGCAACTGATTTGCGCAGATAGACAGGCTGGGTGTGTCGCCATGGCGAACAAGTTCTCTTGCGACCTGGCCCTGCTCGGTTTCGTTGAATGCGCAGTATGCATACATATCGCCATTGCGACTATGTAGAAGTGCACTACCGAGAACGCCGAACACATCATTGTGCTGATGGTTCCAAATCAAGGGAACGATCTCGCCATCCTGGTGTTTAAACGCATCAGGCAGGATTGTACGACCATCGGAACACAAGACATTGGCGCATGTCGCTCTGCCTCGGAACTCGTAATTGGTCGTGCTGAGTTCACTCAATTCCATTTTGAATTTTCTCCTTTCATACAAAGTTATCCGAAAGGATTGTATTCGCCGAAGAATTTCTTATTGTGAATTTGTTCTTCGCTATACATCAGTCTTTCGAGAGCTGCTTTACCTCGGTTTCTGGCTTCGACGCACGCGTCGTCGGAAACGGTGCTATGTCCCATCCAGTCCTTATCGCCGTTTTGCAGAACATCGAGAGCCGCTTTACCGCGTTTCATCATCTCGGTACCGACGAGTTTGCTAATCGCGGTCTTTGCCTTACTGACGCCGGTTACGGATCTGTTGCCCGTTTGGGTAGGGCCGCCCTTGCGCCCAGTGCTGACGGGTTGGGTTTGAGGTTTGGCCTTGCGCTTACCCCACTTCATGCCTTTGACGCCATGATGCGTAAGTTCAGTAGATTTCATTTTTAAAATCCCCCTTCAGTCATGCTCTCGACGTCACCAGACAATCTTGTTACCGGCATATTCGACAGTTCCATGCTTACTATTACGCATCGCATTCTCAACCATCGAATTAAACGTTTCGCTATCACGTTTATACTGTTGGCGCATTCGCTCGACCTCCTCAATACCCCGCTGCATTTTCCGTTCTTTCATAACTTTGGAGATCTTATAGGCTCCGTAAGCAGCTAGTGCGGTACCAACAGCTGCCGCACCAATCGCAACGGCACGCTTGGCTTTTTTCGGCGAGCTTCTTTCGCAGCCGCCTGAGCCTCGGGCGAATCCGCGGTGGTTTGTCCACTACGACGACCAACTCCTGTAGGCTGTGGTCGAGCTTTTCGCTTACCCCACTTCATACCTTTGACGCCGTGGTGCTGTAGCTCGAATGTCTTACCGTTGACGGTATAAATAGTAGATTCCATCAAGTTACTCACCTCCCATTACTTCGCTAACCGGCATATCCATGATCGACCCGCCATCCGCCGCATCCGATGCTGCAGGGTCCATAGTCGGATCTACGCCAGGCTCCATAGGAGCCTCGGTTGGTTGCTTAATATTGCTATTAACCAACTTATCGGCCTGTCCATCGCCAGATGGTTTAAAGCCGATCTGCTGGCGAGCCTCGTTCTCGGAAATGATGCCATTACGAGTAAACTGCTCGAGAATGTTTGCGAGCTGGCTAAGAGGCGCAAGCTTAAACACATCACGGAAGCACATAATAGACTTACCCTGGGTACGCGCAGTCTTGGACAAGAATGTGCGCTTAAGACCATCGACGATTGCGGTTGCGATGACCGCGACAGTGCGAGCCTCGTAATTCTGCATCGTCTTTTCGTCAGCGGTGCCATCCATGACAGCCTGAGTTATACCCAGCTGACTATAGCCCATATTGGTGAGGTACTCTATCTGCTTTAACAGATTGTTCTCAACGGGGCGATTGAGCTGGGTGATACGTTCAGTAGCGTCAATGTATGCGACGCCATACTTAGACCCCTTGAGCTGATCCTCGAGATCCTGGCGTTTCTTTTCAGCCTGAGCACGACGCGCTTCGGTTTTGATGGTGTAGGGTAACTGGATAACCATGTCCAGCTTACCAGAGCCACTCTGCTCATCGATTGCATCCAGAAGATTCAGTTTTTTAATCAGTCGCTGCATCACGGAATTCTTCTCATTGACCACCGCATACAGCGGGTTTTCAATGATTGCGACATTCCGCTTAAGCTGAATGATCTCTTCCTTCTTACCAGTACGGGCATTGTATACTTCGACCTTGACATGCTCTGGATACCACTCTACGACCTTACCAACCCTCAACGATAACACATCATATGCATCGGTCTTACGAGGATCTTCGGTTGTCTCGGTGGCGACGATTGCAACACAACCTTCATCGAGCATGGACATGACGACGTCCTGAATAAATGCACGTCCGGACTGGTCGATGTTGGCCTGTAGGGTAAGGCATTCATTCAAACTTGATTTAACGACGCCGATAAAGCGTTCATTCTCGTCGAGCTTTACATGCAGGAAGTTAAGCTGCGAGACATCGATCGCGATACGGTTGTAAATAGCCGTAACGATAGATTTTTCGTTACCTCTAGTAAACCTCGCTCGATCTGGTCGGTATCCGTAACTGGGACCATAGTCGTAAGTTCGATAATGGTAAGTGGGATCACGGTTACCAGCGAAAGCGTCCCAAGCATGTCTCAGCCGGGACGTTAGTTCTAACGCCATTTTGAAGTTCCTCCCTTATTTAAAGTCATAAAGCGGACTTTAGTTATAGCGATATATAACTTTGCCGGCGGCATCCAGAACGGAGTACTTGAACGTCTTGTCCATCAACGCGTTATACGCTTTAGTTACAGCTGTCTTTGCAGCCTTGGCGCCAGCGCCGCCGAAATAGACCTGATTCGCGAGTGCCACTCTGCCCACGACGGCCAAACCTTTAGCAACGGCTATTCCACCGCGTTCAAGTTTTGCCGCGACGGGGGCATTCTGGCGAACTTCTTTCTTCTTGTCTTTATAGGCCTTCTTAGCGTCTTTGACGCGCTTGGCATCTCGTTCGGCGTCTTTCCACGCGGCATCGTTTTCCGCACGACGCGTCCTAGACAGGCTAAAGCTTTGAGATCTGCGGTATGCGTAATCAAAGGACCTATTATAGGCCTTCTTTGCATGTCGGTATTCACCCTTAGCCTTGGCCAAATTTCGATACTCTTTTCGAGCTTTCCTCACGCCCCACTTCATGCCTTTGACGCCATGGTGCTGGAGTTCGAACGTCTGACCATCTACAGTGTATGTAGTAGATTCCATTTGTCTACACCTTCTTTCTTCACATACCGTTAAGCATCTTTTTATTAGCCTTAAGGACCCTATCGACGAATTCTTTGGCGGTACTATCGTCATACCCCAAGTCCTTAAGATAACCAATATTTAGATCTTTACCGTATTTATCGAGATACTCCTGCACATACTTTCGACCAGTATTTGTGTATCGTACAGAGCGATCTAAATCGGCACGATATATAGACTTCTGAAGTTTTTCATACTCGCGATCGTATTCGTTCGGATCAATCTTCCCCTGATCGAAGCGCTTATCAAGAGCTTTCGCTTTTTTCGCTGCTGCCGAATATTGGTCACTAAGAATGTGTTTACGATACTCTTGATTGTACCGTTCTTGCGCCGCTTTTGAATGCTTACCGATTGTATTGTTAACGTTCCACTGATTCGACCAATCGGACTGTGCAGATCGAGCTTTCTTTACCTGCTTATACAGGGTTTTTTGTAACTGATCATCCGACATTTTGTCATACCGTTTCTTACCAGCTGGTGTTAAAGAACCATCTGCATTCTGATAACGGCGCACGCCCCACTTCATGCCTTTGACACCATGGTGTTGGAGTTCAAACTCCTGTCCATTCACGGTGTAAATGGTAGATTCCATTTTCTTTCACACTCCTTTACTCAAACTCTTCGGAGTTAAGTCCGTAAGCGACATATGCATCCATCGTTGC